GCCACACCTTACGCTTATCTCGGTCGAACAGTCTGTTTTCAATGTGTGGCTAGGGAATGGTAGATACGGGATTGTCACCTATGGTGGCCAAGGCATCACCTTTGACCGTGTGTTTGCCCCTGGGAACTACGTTTCAGGCTCGCCAACGCTAAACTCTGCGGAAGGCATCATGCTTCGGTCAGCATCTGAGGCAGTAGGATACACCTTGGGAGCAACGGCAGTCGACCTGCCAACCGAGGTGAACTTCAACAGCATTTACATCAACGGTCCTTCCATGGCTGGCTGGCAGTACGGCGTTTCAATCTACGCTGGAGAGCACATTACATTCTCCGGAGACTTTTACGTTGGCCAGTCAACGGTGAACAATGTTCACATCGAACAGCAGGCTACAAACAAGCTCATTCTTGAGGTGAAGCTTGAGAAGGGCGGGTATATCGACGCCGCTGGAACGGCTGGCATTTGGATCGGCGGACCTTCTGGAAACGGAAGCCAGTACATCGGGTCAATCAGCATCGCTTGCGATGTAAAAGGACAGAGTGGAGATGGCTTAAAAGGCATCTACATCGACGGAACATCTCGCGGCGGTAGTTTCCCTCAAGCCGTTCGCAACCTGTCGTTAACGGGCAACGTGAGCGGTTTTAGGGGCAATGGCATTGAGATTGGCGGAGGCGTGAACATTGACGTCACTGGCGTGAAGGCTTGGGGCAACTCTTACCTTGCTGCGAACCAAGGTTCCGGTCTTGTGCTTGGCCCAAATGTAACAGTGTGCAATGTCACTGGCGGTCACTTTGGTGGCGGCACATACGGAGATGGCACTGGAAACCAAACATACGGCATCAGCGTGGATAACGCTGCGTTTCGTGTGACGCTCAATGGTGTTGATTTGCGTGGAAACCAAGCCGCTTTGAACTGGTCAAACAATGCAGACACTCGACAAAACCAAGTGTTCAACTGCGCTGGGTTTAACGGTGGAAGACCTGCGGCAGCCCCTGCAATGGCAGCTTCTGGCGTGAACTACACAAATCCCTTTGGTTCTCCTGCGGCTGTGTTGATATTCGGAGGCACAGTTTCTTCGATAAAGCTCAACGGAACACAGATGTTCGCAACGACAGTCACAGCGCCCATACCTGTTGGAATCAACGACGTGTTGAATGTGACATACACGGTTGCCCCAAGTTGGGTATGGTGGCCTCAATAACCAACCCCATGCACCACCTCGCCCACACGCTCATTGCTCTTGCCATCCAGTCGGTCATCGCCATGGTGACCGGAAACTGGTGGACTGGCGCGGCTGCTGGATCGGCGTACTTCGTGGGGCGGGAGTACGCTCAAGCCGAATACCGCAACATCGAGCACAACTACGGTGGGCGGCGTGCGAATATGCCCTTCTGGGGCGGTTTACAGCCCCGTGCGTGGACGCTCAAGGGCATCACTGACTTCGTTTACCCAACCGCTGCGGTCGTTACCGTGGCGCTCATTGCAAAGCACACAACACACCCATGAAATACATCCTCGCTCGTTTAATGGAGCCATCCACATGGCGCGGCATCATCAGCCTGCTCACGGTCTTCGGAGTTAAGATTGCGCCTGCCCAAGCGGACGCTATCCTCACGGCCGGCGTGAGCGTTTACTCAGCCATCAACATCTTTCGTAAGGAGAAACCGTGATTGCCGACATCTCACTTGAACCCATGGTAAATCAACTCGTTGCTCAAGGACCGCTGGCGTGCGCGATGGCAATCGCTATCTGGTATCTCTCACAGAAGATCCGCGAGTGCGAGGACGATCGGAAGGAGCTGTGGAAGAAGGTCAGCGAAATCTCTGAGCGGTTCTTCACTGAACACAAATGAACATCTCAGACGCGGGTCTAAAGCTGATCATCGATTTCGAGGTGGGCGGCGGTGAGGAGTACTACCGCAAGTTCCTTCAGAGCCCGACGTGGCCTGGGGAACAGAGCGGCGTCACGATTGGGATTGGCTACGACTTGGGCTACACCACACCGCAACAGTTCTCGGAAGCGTGGGAGGAACTGCTCCCCGAGTCCGATTACCTTGCGCTCACCGCCGCCCTCGGAGTCAAGGCAAACGCAGCCCGTGAACTCCTGCACGCCTCGCCCACAATGCGCTCTATCGTGGTGCTTTGGCAGAAGGCCATTGAGGTCTTCCAGAAGAACACGTTGCCCATGTTCTACCTGCGGATGCTGCGCATCTATCCTCAGGCTGAAGACCTGCCAGACGAGGCGCGGGACGCTCTTATCTCGTTGGTGTTCAACCGTGGCACGGCCCTCGCTGGGGACAGACGATCGGAGATGCTTGGCATCCAGAACGCGATGCGCGACCGCCGGTTCTATGACGTACCGGAACTCATCCGGTCGATGAAGCGTTTGTGGCCGAATACCAAAGGCTTACAACGCCGCAGAGACGCTGAGGCGGCTCTCTTCGAGAAGGCGCTTGAGCCTAAGCGTAAGCGATAAACTCAAGGCCCTTGCCTTCAATCTTCGGGAGCATGCCGTTCTCGTCGTAAATCCCTGCGCCTTTAGGGATAATGGTGTCCGTTGGCAGTGCGCTTCCCATGGTAGCAATGGGCCCCGAGTCGGAGTGTACCTTCGGGGCGAGGACAAGCAGCCCCGCTTGAATGCCGTGAACACCGGTGAAACGCTGAACGAGAATGTCGGAAGAGACAGGTTCCATGCACTAAAGACGTTGCAAGGAAGCATCTTGCGACAAAAGGAAAAAAGATGTTGCGATACGCAAAAAATGCGTACATCTTCATCCCCGCCATGAGCTACCAAATAGATGCGAGGCACATGGTCTTCCGGTTCGGTGGAAAGAACCTGCTCTGGAAGAAGTTGGTGTTGTCGGGGGTACTTGTGCAACCGAGAACAATATCAACATGGATTCGCAGACGGAAAATCCCGCTGGAGAAGTTTGCGGCGCTTGTGGCGCTTGCACACCGCGAAGGCTGGGTGCTTCGGCTCGAAGACGTGTGCCATAAACTGAAACGTGAACTAGAAAATGAACCTGAAAAAAATGCGGGAGGAGATAGCCAAACGGCTAACAAAAATCTCCGCCCTTGAAGAAGAGATAGCGACACTGGAGCAGGCGATCATGCAAGAGCATGGGGCGAACCTCCAGAACCTTCTAGCAGAGTCGGGCCGTGGATACGGCTCACTCACAACGGAAGTGGACGGCGTAAAGCTGACGTACGAAGTCAAGGCAACCTACCTGTGGGATCAGGGCAAGTTGCAGGCTCTGTACGAGTCGCTGCCGCTCGCAGATGCGCGGGAGCTTGTCACCACCAAAATGTCGGTGTCTTCCAAGACCATCGAGCGCATCGGCAACGAAGACGTGCTGCGGCGCGTTATGGAGGCGCGTACCACCAAGTTCAGTGAGCCCCGTATCACCTTCATCAAATGAGCCTGCGCATCATTAAGGCAGACGAGCGCCTCAAGCGCACCTCGGACTGCGTGAAGGCGGTTGTGTTTGGCCCTGCCGGTGTTGGTAAAACCTACCAAGCCCGTACGCTGGACGCGAAAAGCACCCTGTTCGTTGACCTCGAGGCCGGTACGCTGGCGCTGGGCAAAGACTGGAAGGGCGACTGCCTCGACATTCGCGGTACGTCAAACGAGATGGGCGCTCATCCGTGGGAGTTGGCTAAGGCCATCGCCCTGTGGCTTGGCGGTCCCGACCCTGCGGACGCCAACGGTTCATACTCGAAGTCGGCGTACGAGTCCGTTGTTAAGGCGTTCGGGCCGGCGTCCGGACACGAACAATACGAGACGCTGTTCGTTGACTCCATCACCGTGGCGAGTCGGATGTGCTTTGCATGGTGTCAGCAGCAACCGGAAGCGTTCAGCGATAAGACCGGCAAGCCCGACACCCGTGGGGCCTACGGGCTTCTTGGGCGCGAGATGATTCGTTGGGTAACCCAACTACAGCACTGCCACAAGAACGTGGTGCTGGTGGGGATTCTGGAGCAGCAGGAGGATGAGTTAAAGAGGAAGTACTGGGACGTTCAAATCGAGGGCTCGAAGACGGGCCGAGAGTTGCCTGGTATCTTTGACCTCGTCCTGACGCTTCAGAACTTCGAGGCAGAGGACAAGTCGCAATACCGCGCCTTCGTCTGCCACCAACAAAACCCGTGGGGCTACCCCGCAAAAGACCGCTCCGGTACGCTGGAGCTTCAAGAACCCGCCGACCTTGGGAAGGTGCTCGCCAAGATCCGCGCAGGTAAACGCATCGACACCACCAAACACTAAAAACAAAAATCGAAAGCAGTATGTTCAACGCACAATCAACAAACGTCGGGTCAACAGAGATGGAACTCATTCCCAAGGGGACAGTGGCGAAAGCCGTCCTTGTGGTGAAGGAGCGCAAGAGCAGCCAATCCACCGGTGGAGACTACCTCTCCATCGAACTCGCCATACAAGGCGGTCAGTTCA